CAAATGGTTCAACTGGGTCACAAGGGCCACAAGGTAATACGGGTTCTAATGGTTCTAACGGAGCTACAGGAGCTACAGGGCCAGCAGGTACTCCAAGTACATCATTAGGTACTGTAGGTTCTTATGGTCTACTGTGGGATTCTGTTGCTCGGAAGGTCACTGCGGGGAGTACATTGGCAGGGAGTTCCCTTAAATGGGCTAGCGCCTTTACTTACGTGGGTAATAATGGTGGGCCGTCAGGGACTTGGAGATGTATGGGTTTAACTGGTGAGCATCCCGGTGGTTCTGCAAATACCACTAAATATTATCGAGTTACACTTTGGGTGAGGATATCATAATGGAATACAGAAACGCAGTATATACAAACGTAGAAAGCACTAGAGTTGATTGTGAGATTAATAGCCCAGAACACGGCTGGATACCTTACACTTTAGACCCTTCAGACACAGATATGACTATAGACAATGATGCCCTGTCATCCTCAATGACACTTAACAATGATGTAGGTTCTTATGTAGCGCCCACTGATGCTGAAGTTGCTGCTGCTGCTCAAGCAGTAATCAACATTGAATCACTAGCCTACCTAGCCTCAACCGATTGGTACGTCACACGCTTTACTGAATCAGGTGTAGCAGTGCCAGCCGATGTAACTCAAGCCCGTACTGATGCACGATTAGCAATCATCTAAAGGAATAACAATGGAACAATTCAAGGAAAGTGTCACCAAGTTAGAGTGGCGAGTAGATGGCCATGAGAATGAGATTGCATTGCTTAAAGAAACTTCACAAGACTTTAAGAGAACCCTAGACCTGATCACTTTAACGCTCAAGCAAATCAAGTGGCTTGCTATGGGTGGATGTGCGGTTTATTTCGCTACTGAGATAGGGCTTATGGGCGTACTTAAACTGGCCGCTCTATAACTACGAGGGTGGTTAGATGGATTTGGAATCGCTAAAGGAATTTGCAACCGAGCGTCAGTGCCAGGTCATTGATGCAGTTATATTCTACGGTTCAAACAACAAAGCCGCCGAAGCCTTAAAGGTGGATAAGCGCGGTTTGATACGAACATTGAAACGTGCCAAGGAACAAGCAGCCAAACAAGGTTGGAGTCCTGATCACGATATGACCCATAGTGTACCCGATACACATATCGTTAAGGGAGTCTCAACCTTTTATGACGAGCATGGGGTTCCTATACGCCAATGGGTTAAGAGTGATCTCAAGAAGGAATCTCAAGAGGCTGCACTACAAGCCTTTGTAGATGCCCTGACAGAAGACCTACCCAAGTATAAGCCGCTAAATATAAAGCCTGCTAGGAAGCAATCTGACCGCCTTGTTGCATACGTTATTGGTGACGCGCATATAGGAATGAAAACCACAAATGCCGAAAACCGTAATGAAGGTGATTGGAATTTAGAAGTCGCAGAGCGTGTGACTCTTGGTGCTATCAAGTCGTTGATTACAGCGAGTGGTGGTGGCGATGTTGGCCTGCTTTTAAATTTAGGTGACATGATTCATGCAGACGGATCAAGTGGAACCACGACTGCAGGAACCCAACTATCAACCGATGGTAGATATGGGGACTCTGTAGCTGCGGCTGTAAGGGTATTACGCAACGCTATAAACATGATGTTAGCCACACACAACTCAGTGGTACTCATAAACAACACTGGCAACCACGATCATAATACGGCTATCGCTATCAATAGAATGCTTATTATTTTCTATGAAAACGAGCCAAGAGTTACGGTGAAAAGCAATGAACATAAGCTGACTCACTATGTATATGGCCAAAATTTATTATGCACCCATCATGGAGATAAAATTCAAATACAACGTTGTTACGAATTTATAACACGAACAATGCCAGATATTTGGGGAGCCACTAGACACAGGCATTTATTATTGGGCCATCTCCATACGAGTATTTCCAAGGAACTGGGCGGCCTCCTGGTTGAGCATTTCCAGGCACTACCAGCTAGTGATAAATGGCACAGCAATGAAATGTATGGCTCTAAAAGAACGATGAGCTGCATTGTATATGACAAGCAGCATGGAGAGATTCAACGCCACAAGGTAGGCATAAGCCAGTTGGAGGCAGCATGACTATGATTATCGAGATGCTTAGAAAGCATGAAGGTGTAGAGACTCACGCTTATATCGACACTGTAGGCAAGGTGACTATTGGAGTTGGTCGTAACATCGACTCTGTTGGCGGCATAGGTTTATCTGATGACGAGATTGATTACTTATTAGCCAATGATTTGCAACGTGTCGAGGCAGAACTACTGCAAGCATTTGAGTGGTATGACGATCTAAACGATGCGCGTAAAGACGCGATGATGGATATTTGCTTCAACTTAGGACTGCCCAGGCTAAAGCTATTTAAGAAAGCACTCGCTGCCATGTCTCGCCATCACTATGAGATTGCTGCAGTAGAGCTGCTAGATAGCCGATGGGCTGTTCAGGTAGGCCAAAGAGCTATGACCATTAGTGAGATTATCAGAACAGGGGAGTTTTAATATGGGATGGTTAACTAATTTACTAGGTGGCGGTATCGTCAAGTCTGTAGAGAACATTGCTTCTGAGTGGATCGAGACTGATATGGAGTCAGCCGAGGCTAAGTCATTAATGATTAAGACCCTGGACCCTAACGGTAAGATGCGGCGTGACCTATCAAGATTCGCTTGTCGTGCTTACGGCTTTTACCTGGTCGCTATGGTTGCACTCAGTTTCATGGTGGCATTTAGTATCGGCAATGTAGCTGGCGCTAAAGAGGCTGCAGAAATGATGGTTAGTTTGTTCCTGCCAATCACAACTTCTTGGGCCGCAATCGTAAGTGCTAGCTTTGGAGTGAGTGCAACTAATTCTTACAAGGGTCGCCCTTAACTAATTCCCTGCCCTCCAGCTTGAAAGAGCTTTGGCCATCTAGATCGGTGGTCTTTTTTATGGGTTTTTATTGATTTCTGCCAGCATTCTGCCAGCATTGATACCTAAGTCATTGATTTATAAGGACGAGTCGAGGGTTCGAATCCCTCCCTCACCGCCATACATAACCTTGTAAATCAACCACTTACAAGTATAAAAACACGATGCTGGCAGGCTTAAAGGGGCATATATGGGCCTACTTTGCCAGCATTTTGCCAGCATTTACCCCGTCATTTACCTCGGCGTTTACCCCGTCATTAGACCCAAAGAACTCATCAAATTTATTGCCTGCATCTGGGTGATTGTCAGGAATGTATTTATTGTACACATCCATCGTGAAACTCGCCTTGGTGTGACCCATGTTCGCAGACACATAATACATATTCTCACCTAACTGTAATGACGTTGATGCCCAAGTGTGTCTCATCTGACCAGGACCGCGATACCTCACCCCAACTTTCTTGAGAATTGTGGTCCAAGGTGTTCTAACTGCAGAGTCGCCAGTGAAGGGTGCGTCAGTTCTTGGGTTCATAAAGACTTCTTTACCTTCCAAGAAGGTGTGTTGCTTCTGAGACATGATTGCATCCCATGCCATTTTCTTTAGCTTAATGACTCGCCTTGATGATTTGGTCTTAGGTTTGGTGGCAGTCTTAGAGTGGATGGTCTTCTTTCTATCAATCAACACGGTTCGGTTAATGAAGTCGATCTGCTTCCAGGTCAATGCAATGATCTCTGATATACGACAGCCAGTGCCAAATCCAAAGCTGATAAGGTTTACATCTCTTTGAAACTTAGCGCCACCTATAATGGCAATGATCTCGTCACGGCTGAATGGATCAACTACTTCTGAATCTTCCTCGTCAACATCAACTTGCTTATGACGTTTGATCTTAGGTGATGCCTTGTTAGCGAATGGGTTGTTGTGGATCTCGCCCTGGTCAATTGCGTGGGCAAATGCCATACGAATAGGGGATAGCTTATTGTTGGCCGTCTTTTGGGTAATCTTCTGCAGCCGTACCCAGTTAGAAATGTCACCCCAGGTGATAGCTTCCATACGCATACCGCCAATAGATTTAAGCTGGTTGTCTATAATGCGCTTGTAGGTGATGTAGGTGGCTGGCTCGTAATCAAACTTGTGATCTTCTAGCCAGTGCCGCATATACGTCTTGAGTAGTCTGCGGTTTTGGAATTGGTTTGCCCTGGGTGAGTTAGGGAATGTCTTTGCGTAATCAAATGTACCAAGGCGAATGGACTCATTGATATTCTCAAGGTGAACAAACGCCCTCTTTAGGTTAGCGGCGGTGGGGACAAGCTGGATTCGTTCTCGCTGTCTCTCACCCTTGCTTGGGTAGTTGAACGTGATCTCGATGCTAGTTTCAGAGACTTCCCTGACACCCTTGTACATCCTCTCTCCACCCACTTTGCGTACCCCTCTCTACTGATAAGGTTTCGTCTATCAGGTGCTTTCACATACTCCTGACCTTCAACCCAATCATGCCTTTTTATTTTTGATTCAATCGCCTGGACTGTATAGCCAGACTCTACTGAAAACTGCTTAATTGCTATATAGGGTAGCATTATTCACTCTCCCAAGGGTAAGCCCAACCATCAGCCAGGCCTAAGATTTCGTAGCCAATTATATCGAAGCTGTCATTATCGTGTGACCAAGTTGCTAGAGTAGTCTCTCCGTGATGACCCACTTGCCCATCCCTTAAATACACATGACCTCTAAACCCACTAGGAATCGGACACTCACCGCCATCATGGAACATCTTGTGGTTCATCCGTGGTCGGCAATGTCGCACACCCTTAAAGTCATCGGAGCCGTAATAAATCCACTCAGGAAGTAGCTCGATATTCCATAGGGAGGCTATGACCCATTTGTGTGCATCGTCATCTCTAAACTCACAATCAATCCCACTTCTGATAAAGTGAGCCATGTCTATGATCTTCTTGGCTGGTTTGATGCGCCAGTGCTTCTGTAAACAAACGGGTGACGGCCCAGTAATATCAGTGGTACGCCATACGTTATCTGCGTGTGAGACCTCAATAACACCACCATCAGCCACCTTCTGATAGAACTCTACTAAATCTGCTGCTGTGAATTTACTCATAGTGTCGGCTCAATCTTATTGCCGTCATATTTCATATTAAGTAATGACTCTGCAGCCTTTTCAACTTCGGTGCGGCAGTCAATGTTCTGAACGATACAACTGGGTGACACACCTACCTTCACTGAATCCTTCAAGCGAATAGGCGGTGAGACTAAAGCCTCTTTCTTGCCAAAGATGCGATCGAAGTTATCAAGGAATTTATCATTAACACCCTTACTGACTAACCGATCACCTGTAATATCATTCGTTGCTGCAATCATGGTCTTCTCCTAATAGTTACTACCCGAAAACCCCAATTAAGGGGCTAGGGCCGCGTCTATTCCGCAGTGTCATTCAATAGTGGCGGTGGCAATACATCACCGCTTTTTAGGTTCTTCGTTACGCTGTCAATTCAGCATCATTGATAACGGGCTTCTACTAATACCCGTACCTCGCAGCAAGCACTATTAACTACTCA